TGACATCGTTGATGGCAGGTTTGGCCCCGGAACGACTTTTGGCGATCGAGGGGTTCTGTCCACAGTCCCCGATAAGATGACTTCTTTGCCACTCTTGACACCTGATGCTTGGCCGTTCCTTTTTCCTTGGAGCGGCACGCAATGGGCTTCGGCCTGTGCGTCGTCAGGTAGGTCTCCTCGGTCGATTCCTGGTAACCGTTTTTTGACGGTTCCCAAGGATTCAACGAAGTTCCGCGGTATTGCCGTTGAACCTAGTATAAACGTCTTCTATCAACTTGCCTACGGCAAAGTTATTAGAGAACGCCTGAGGCGTCGAGGGATCAAACTCGACGAAGGACAAGACATTCACCGGCGTAAAGCTAGTGAGGCCTCTCGCAATGGCCGTCTTGCAACTCTTGACCTAAAAAATGCCAGCGATACCATTTGCATCAACCTTGTCAAGTTGCTGCTTCCCCATCGATGGTTTGTCGTTCTTGACTCCTTACGGAGCAAGAAGACACTTTTCAAAGGGTCTTGGCGACTCTTGGAAAAGTTTTCATCTATGGGAAATGGTTTCACCTTCGAGTTAGAGACATTGATTTTTCTCTGTCTCTCTGCGGCCGCTTGCCCTACCGGGCAGATCGGCCGTGATATCTTCGCTTTTGGCGATGATCTCATTATCCCTTCTGGGAGCTCGAGGGCTGTGATCTCTGTTTTGAGCTTTGCGGGACTAACTGTTAACAAGAGAAAGTCTTTTGTTGATGGTCCTTTCCGTGAATCTTGTGGTGGAGATTTCTTTTTGGGAGTTGGGGTTCGCCCCTATTTCCTTAAGGAATCTCCGAATGAGCCACATCAGCTCATCTCCTTTGCCAATGGTTTACGTCGTAGCTGTAACAACAGTCTAGGCCGAAACTATCTGGTCAACCGTGCATGGCTTGAATGTCTTAACGGGCTTCCCGTTAACATTCGACGTCTCCGTGGTCCTTCGGACCTTGGCGATATTGTCATACACGATGAGGAGAGCCGGTGGCAAACCCGCTGGCGGCATCAGATCAGGTACATCCGTGTTTATCGTCCTGCCAAGTTCCGTAAGGTAGCTTGGCATCACTTTAGACCTGATGTAGTCCTGGCTTCGGCGACTTATGGCGTAGGTTCTGGTGTTCCTTTTGGCACCAGTTTTAACAGTCCATCTCACGGGATTATCCCTAGAGATTCTGTACTAGGCTATAAGATCGGCTTGGCAGCTTACTCTTAGTAAGCACTTTCCGTCCTGATCAGACGGTGGAGGTGACG